TTCGAAGTCAGGTCGTGGCTGATGAAGGAAAGAGTCGATATCGACTTTTGCCACTTTGTAGCATACAGCTAACTCGTGGGCGAGCAGCCAGTTTGCGCTGACCGCTTCCTTCGTTCCAGGGTGGCCCATCAAAATTCCATTTGATGAGGTAAATAGGTGCCTTAAAGGCAAACCATCACCCTGGCTTTGGCAGATCTCATGTGGACTACAAAGTAGGTCCACAAGTACATGGAGAAATTCCATGGTTCTGCCGGCCCCTTCCAATAGGCCATGCAACATGGCCGCGGTGTACCGAAACGTCATGTTATCGGATGCCGCCTCGAGATCCCCGAATAGGAACTCGTAGTCTTTTGGAATGGGCCGACCCCGTCTATTCAGGTTCGACGCAAAGTCGTAACCTTTCCACGAGCGGAGAAATCCGCTCGTCAGACGAGGGTGGCTTGAGAGGATTGGGGCAAGTTCATGCCCTAATGGCTGGAGCAAGACAGTATGCCAATGCTCCGCCACGGTGATCCAACGACATTTGTTGCCTGGCTCACCGATCAACTCAGCCCGTACAATAGGTGGACGACCCACCTTGAGCGCCCCAAATTTAAAGGGGCCGCCAACGAGGACTTTCTCCTCTATGGCACGCTCGATCGAGTACTGCAAGAACTGGTAACCAGTACAGCAGTCAAGGCCGAACATCGGCTCCTCGATCTTGTACATTGGGTCCCCTGGCACAGTGAACCTCGTGTCGAAATTCGACTCAAGGAAGTTAACTTTGCCGTCGAAATGCCGTAATGGAACATTTCTACACATCGTCATGAACTTAGGCAGTCCTGCCCGGGTTCTGAAGGGTGACCCGAACCAGGTTACACCCTCGATTGTCTCGAGGGCTGGGGTTCTAACGAATTTCTCGATAAAGCCCCGAAGGAAGTCAACCGACCTCCCTCCCTGGTTCCGTGGACCGGAGAGCGACGCTGTTGCGCTAAGCGACAAATGCGCCGCACTCGGAATTTCCGAGCCTCTCACGTAATGTGAGATTCTCCGGCCCACAAGACGACTCGCTTTCTCAAGGCGGTCGTCAATCGGCCAGCGGCGAGTCAGCCGCTCGCGAAACTGGTCGAGCTCCATCTCCGCGCGTCGTTTCGACAGAGACGGAGATGGAAAGTTCCTTGTGCTGGCCAAATGCGCTAGGCGCATCTGCCACTCCTTATTGGACGTGGTCAGGGCCAAAGAAAGCCAAGGAAGCTGCCTAAACCAGGCAGCACCCAACTCCCCCCGGTTGTTCCAGGGGAAGCCCGCGGGTATTTTCACGCGGTTCCTCATACCAGCGTTACGCTGGCGGAGGTGCAGAGAGAAGGTCTTCCACATCGACGTGGTGTTGTCGACCGAGTGGACACCATTACAGGTCGTCCATCTCCACAAACGCCACACCCAACGGGGAGTTACTCCCCTGTTGGCAAGCTCTGGAGTTGAAAAAATCAGGCAGTCTTCGACTGCCCTCCAGAGCTCTTCCAGCCGGACTAAGTCCCGCGCTGGCATGACGGCTAATTTGCTTAGCACGTCGCCGGGTAAATCCCGGAAGCCATCGAGTTTGCGCAGAATTGCTCCGCGCTCCCCGATGGTGCGGTCCACGAAATCGTCGACCGACTGCTCACGTCGTTCCAAGTAGAAACGCCCCGTGAGTGAAGGCGCCTCATGGCGCAGCGGTGTGAAGACCGGAGTCTTTAGACACGGCCACGCCAGGACTGTTGATCCAACCCGTAATGGGTGAAAA